TTTACAAACTAAACTAGATTTGGTTGCTAAAGAATTAGAACCAATACTTTGGGATTTACTAGATGAGATTGAGGAAAATAAATGATTGACTTTTTTGTAAGCGGTAATGCTCTCTTTTGGTTTTCTATGATCTGTTTAATAAGTGGATTTTATTTATTCGTTACTGAATAAATTTTCCCCGAGATTTTCCTCGGCCCGTTTGTGGTGTAAATCACACTAAAAATGTCCGTTTTGTGCGTGTCTAAACTTGACTTTTTGAGATTTCTCTGCTATACTTCTAGTATAAAGAAAATTGAGAAAGGTTCTCAAATTGAAAGGAGTCCAAATGGACTATAACGACTACTATGATGAAATTTACCTTGAAATTTATGAGGAGTTTGGCGCTGAAAGCGTTTCAGACCCAGCCTACGCTGAATCCCTAAAAAAGTGATGTAAATCACAAAAACTAGACGGCGTGTCGTCTTGACTTTTTGCCCCTAGTGTGATAGTCTTACTACATAAGAAAAACTAAATAAAGGACAAATTGGCTAATGAGCCTAAGCAAATAAATGTGATGTAAATCACAGTGAGCCTTAGCAAATAAGTAGCCAAAATGTCAGACCCCTGTGATAGGATAGTCTTATCACTTAAAAAAAGAAAGGTGGTTCTAATGAACTACATTGTAACGCTAGAAACCTTTAATGGTTCTACCAAAAAAATCAGCCTGCCCTCAAGAGGTGCGGTTGCTCAATTCATCTCAACTTACCCAACACAATTACCTGTTGGCGTATCTGTAAAAGTCGCTTGCGACACTCTAGGAATTAGTGGCACACTTCGTGGCACTTCAAAACTCACTTACTCAAATTAAAGAATAGGAAATAAATAAAAATGATAAAAGTAGAACACGCACTTCGTTTCGTAACAGAGTTTGACGAAACTCATCCAGTGGCACAACAATTCTTGCGCCTTGATGATGTTTCTCAAATTCATCTTTTAGAGTCAATGCTAAAGGATTTACTAACTCCAAAACTAAAGCCAGTAATTGATGAAATCAATGAGCGAGGCACTTACGCAATTCTTAAGGTGGCAGAATAATGATGACACGAAAAGACTATGTGGCAACTGCTGAAATTCTAAAAAGTTATTCAGGTCTAATTGACCAATTTACTTTTGAAGATTTAATCTATGATTTTTCAGATATGTTCTTATCAGATAACCCACGATTTAACCCACTCACTTTTAAAATTGCGTGTGGCGTAGATATGGAGATGGCTAAATGACTTTAGACACTGGAGCAATTGTTTCAATTTTTATTGCGCTAACAATGTGTTGCGTTGTAATTATTTACTCAATGAAAAATCAAATGCGATTAGAAAAAGAAATTCGCAGATTACAAATTGCGTTGCGAACTGAGCGACTTAAAAAGTAAATGAATAGGAATCCTGAGCAAGATCTAAAACTGCTCAAAGTTTCAACTAAAAATCGCCGAAGATTTTCCTCGGCGCATTCGGGCGTGTCGTCCACAGACTTATCCACAGGGCTATTCGTGTGAGATTTATCACATAGATTGAGCGTCTTACTATTTGGACTTACTGGCTAGTAATTTGATATTTTCTGTCTAATAGGCTAGACTTACATAGTAAGTAAAAAAGAAAGTCTATTTACTTTGGGCGTGTCTAGCAGAAATGTCAGACCCCTATGGTAGGATAGAATTATCAACAAAAAGAAAGAGGTTGGCAAATGTCAGCAAATGTCTATACAATAGAACACCTACTAGTAGGAACACAGTATCGCTCCAAGACTTTAACTGGAGAAATTATCTCAGCAGAGATACACCCTAAAGCCGTATGGTATCAAGGTTGCGAAAGTTATCTAGTGGAAGTGCGCCCTAGTAATTTTGGAAAAGTCGTATGTCGCACAGTAGCAGTAAAGGTAGAGAATTAAAATGGGAACAATGAAAACACTATACACAGAAATAGAAAATTGCGAAAAATGCTATGGGCAAGGTTGGCAATTTTGGGCACAGGGTGAGGACTTTGATACAGAGTCTTGCGATTGTAATCCACACCAATTATTTATCACTAAGGAGAATAACTAATGAACGAATACCTATACGCAGTTACTAGCACTAATGATAGTGAGGCTCAGCCTAAATGGGTTGGTCGCTATTCTAACGCCCTTGACGCAGTAAATGTCTATAATTCTTTTATTGACCACGGATTTGCGTTAGAGTATCGCACAGTTAATTTATCTGAACCTTCAGGTAAATTACACACAAAAATTCTTTATCGTAATGGAAAGGTTGGAGGTAAATAATGGAATTTTATTCTTTCAACACTTTCATAACTATCCAAGCAGAAAACTATGATGACGCAATAGATGTCTTTGACTATAAACTAGAAACAGGAATAAACAGAAGCGATGTCTATGTCGCAGAAATTGAGGAAATAAAATAATGGGAAGCATAACAGCAATTGGATTAGCAGATAGCGTGTTAGATTTAGAAACACAATTAGCCTATCACTTACAGGGTAATCACTACCCACCCGTTCCACTATCTATGGTTAAGCCTTGTATTGAGGCTATTGACGCTTACTATGATGAGGACTACAATAGATTTATTGCTATGCCTGAAGGCGTATTCTATAAGGGAATGAGCCACGCACCTGCCCACGCTATTGTAGACCAACACCACTTGTCTTGGTTTATTGACCCAGTAGATGAATATGAAGATGAGGAATAAAATGACTGCTACAATGAATGCTATGGAATTAATACACGCAGATAATCTAACGCCAGATCAGTTAATGATTGGCGATTTAATAAAAACGGGAGATGACATTGTTGAGATTGTTTTTATTGAAAGTGATTCTACTGGCGATAACTACGCAATTGAAACGCAAAATGAATTTGGTGAAAAAGAAATAATTACTTTTTCTTACACTGATTTAATTTCTCTTTATGTTTTTTTATATGATGAAGAATAGTTAAAATTGGGGCCCGAGAAAATGCCTCGGCGCTGATGGGCGTGTCTGTGGACAGACTGTGGATAACTTTAGTCTACTCACCAGTAACCACTATAAAACTTCTTTAAGATGGCTCATTTTATTTTCCCAGATCCTGGGCGCAGAAAAATTTTTTTGTGATTTTAATCACACGATTTGGATTTGACATTTTTAGGATATGTGTGCTAGTATTACTATATGAAGAAAACAAATGAGGAATTACGCAGGCTTATGGAACTCCGTAGGTCTAACGCTGCTTCTGCCGTTCCTTCTAAAAAGGCTTACAACCGTAAAAAATGTCAGTCCGCCCTGCTAGAATATAAATATCAACAAAAAGGAGAATAGCCCCTATGGGAAATATCGCAGATGAATTCTATGATGAATACTACGCAACAACCTGTCCCTCTTGCCGTGAAAATGCGGTTGATGAATATGAAGAAAAGTGCACTCATTGCTTACTAGAAGAAATGTCCGCAACCTATAATGAAGACATTGCTCTAGAAATGAGTCTAGGCCTTGACTACTAATACACTTAAACTAAAACGTTCTAACGATAGAAAGGTGGCTAACCTTGTCACAAAAAATGGAAAACAAGCAGCAATCGCAAATACATTCGGCCTACCTGCTGGAAAGGCTTTCTCGTGCCCTGGTGCCACTAGTGTTTGTGAAAGCGTTTGCTACGCAGGAAAACTTGAAAAACTCTTCAAGGGAGTAAGGGCTAACCTACTACACAATTGGGCCCTGCTCAAAGACGCTGATCAATTAACTATGGAGACACTGTTAACTGATATGATTAATGACTTCAAGGCAGACTGTGTAAAGAAAGACGCACCTATGCTATTCCGCATTCATTGGGACGGTGACTTCTTTAACGATGAGTATACCAACGCCTGGAAGAATGTAATCACTAACAATCCTGATATTCAATTCTGGGTATATACACGTGTTAAGGCTGCTGCTCTTATACTTAAGGATGTATCTAATCTATCATTGTATTTTTCTGCTGATAGTGAGAATGTTAAAACTGCCGTTGATCTAAAAATTAATAGCGGTGTTCGTATGGCATACCTTGCTAAGAATTTTGCTATAGGTCAAGCAGATGTAAAAGAAATGATTGGCCGTCCTGCTGCTAAGTGTCCTGAGAATAATAAACAAATTCCACTTATCTCAACTAATGGTAGCGCTTGCGTTTCTTGCTCATTGTGTGTATACTCTAAGAGTGATATCATATTCAGTGCGAGTAAAAAATAAATGAGCGATTGGTTCTACGTTGCAATGATTTTAATTGTAATGATTAGCATACTAGGAGGATCAGGGAACTAAAAATCCCCTGAAAATCCTCGGGGGCCTGACCAGTCATTTGTCAAGCCCAACACGCCCATTTACGAAGTGATATTTATCACACCTGAATTACGAGATTGGATTTGTATTTCTGGGATTTTTTTGCTATAATTATAATATGAAGGAAAAAACCTACATAGTCCAAAATGTGAGATTTTTCTGGCATAATTTGTATTTGTCAGTAGGAAATGTTATACTTGGATTATCAACTACAAAAAGGAGAAACAAAATGACAGTAGCAACAAACACATACAAGGTGGGCGACCTCTACACTTCACAGAAGTCAAAGGTGACAGGAACTATCTTGGAAATCAAGCCAAACATTGACGGACAGAGCGTTCGTGTTAAGTTAGATGTAAATGGCAACACACGCTGGACAACTTGGACAGCAAAGTAATTTAGCACAACGCTAAAGCAACACACGCCCCACAGAAATGCGTGTCTAAATAAATAGAGTGGGACAACCTGAGCAAGTTGTGAAAAGGCTCACCTAAGTAAAATGTCAGACCCACCCCCTATAATAGAAACTAACCCACAAAAAGAAAAGAGAAAAACAAATGGCAAGAGGAAAAGCAATCTCAGTAAAAATCCCTACTCAACGAGTAATCACCGCACTAGAAACTAAGTTAGCAGAACTAGAGGCTAACTACAAAACACAAGACGAAAACGAAGCAAAGTATCAAGAGGCTTACAAGGCTTGGCAGAAAGAACTAGCAGACTTCGCTATCGCACACTTCTCAAAGGCTGAGAACATCAGAACAAACTATCGTTCTTGGAACAAAACTCTCAATGTTGATTTTGACATTGTAGGTTCAGATAAGGACTTTCCTGCTGAGCCTGAGCGCAACTTTGAGCAAATCCATCAGCACAACTATCGTGAGCAGAAAGAGGAAATGTCTAACGCAATTCGTATCCTCAAAATGACAGATGAGGAAGTTGTAAATACTTCCACATACAATGCGGTTGCTCGCTATCTATAAGTGAGATTGGGTGGGGTGTAAAAGCCCCACTCACTATCCCCTGAGTTCCACGCTATTTATAGCAAGCGTCCCCTGGGGATCTGATAGGGGTGGGTTCCAGACTAACGGCCGTGCCTACCCCTATCACCCAATTTGTCAGACCCCTCTAGTATAATTAAAAGAAACAAACAGAAAGAAGGCCCCCAATGGGATTAGATATGTATCTAAACGCAAGAAAGCACCTAGCCAAGGTTAATTGGCAAGCACTACAGGCTAATGATGAATTAACTTATAACTCACCTGAAGCGGTATATCCTAAGTTTAATGACCTAATGGAAATAACACAACTTACAGATGTCGCAACAGATATCTATGGAGCAAGCGTAGAAGTCACTTGTGCCTATTGGCGTAAGGCTAATCAGATACACTCTTGGTTCGTAAGAGAAGTCCAAAACGGTAATGATAACTGCGGTGAATACTATGTCTCACAAGATAAACTAACAGAACTAAAGGTTATCTGCGAACACGCACTTGAAACTAAGGACCCAAGCCTATTGCCACCACAAGAAGGATTTTTCTTTGGTGGAACAGATATTGATGAATGGTATTGGAACGACCTTACTAATACTATTAATCAGTTAGAGCGAATTTTTGCTCTGCCTGAAGTAGATAAGTTATCATTCTATTACTCATCATCTTGGTAATTGACATTTGTCAGTGCCCTGCGATACAATTAAATTAACCAACTAACAGAAAGAGGCCCCCAATGGACCAAAAAGTAACAGTAGTAAATGCGACAGAAGATTTTCTTCGTGATTCGCTAGCAAAAGCAACTCTTCGTGTTGCAGAACTTGAAGAGCATATCTCAAAAGTAACTCAGCGCTCATACCTTGATTCTGCAGATAAGAATCGTATGGTTGAATCAATGCAAGAATGGACACTCAACGCATTAGAAGAGCGTGAGATATCAGAAACAAATGCAGAAGAAATTGCAGAAATTATGGGCTTTGAATTAACAAAAGAATTCGAAGTTGAAGTTACAGTTATGTATTCTGTTACTGTTAATGCTCGCACTGAAGAAGACGCAACAAATGCAATTCACGATATTGATTTTGATACTGTTGATTACAATTCAGATTCAATTGCTTATTTGTCATCATCAATTGACAGAGTGGATATTTAGTAGGGGGCTACTAATAAACCTGAGCACGTTTAAAAACTGCTCACTCAGTTCCCCGCAAAAATCCTCGGGGCGCAGGCTTTGTTTGTCAAGTCGACACGCCGTAGCCTAGGGGGTGATCTTTTACGAAATGTCCATTTTATCCACATCTAACTATCCTGATTTGCTTATGTCAGTCAGTCCTGCTATACTTGAAATATCAACACAACAGAAAGAAGGAATATCGTGGCTCACGATTTAGAAACACAAAATGGCAAGACCTCATTCGCATCATTCAGAGAACCTGCTTGGCACGGATTGGGAACTGTATTCACAGAAGAAAAAACAACAAGCGAAATGCTTGCTGCTGCTAATCTTAATGGGTGGAATGTTCGCCTTGAAGATTTAGAAACACCTACACACCTAACAAGCGACAAGGCATACCAATATGTTCTTCGCACAAATCCGACAGACAATTCACAGACAGACATTCTTGGTGTCGTAGGTGAGCGCTATCACGTTTTACAAAATGAAGATTTATTTTCATTTGGTGATAATATCCTAGACGGCGGTGGTCGTTGGGAAACTGCTGGCTCAATTAAAGGTGGGCGTGTAGTATTTGGCGCTCTTGCTTTAGAGCGTGAAACAATTCTTGACCCTAATGGTGTAAGTGATAAGGTAAAAACTTATTTGCTCATCAACACATCACACGATGGCTCAATCGCTATTCAAGCAAGCATTACACCTGTTCGTGTAGTGTGCGCTAATACTCTTAACCTTGCGCTTGGTGGCGTAGGTCGTAAGAAAAATAAGGGAATCAAGCAATCTTTCAAGATTCGCCACACACAGACCGCTAACGGCAAGGTTGCTATTGCTCGTGAAACTCTTGGTCTTGCTAATGCTTATATGGACGAATTTGATGTTATGGCTAAGGCTATGATTGAGAAAGAAGTTTCTGCTAAGCAATTCAACGACATCATTCTTGCTGCTTATCCAAAGCCTGAAAAAGATGCTAAGGGTGCCGTAAAGAAATGGGAAAATAAAGTTGATACCATTAACGACATCTACACAGGTGAATTTAATGGAATGATTGCTGGTAATGCGTGGGGTGCGTTTAATGCGCTTACTGAACGCCTTGACTGGTATCGTTCTGCTCGTGGTGGTTCTAACGAATCTATTCTCGCAAGCGCAAGTGGTTTTGACCCTGCTATCAACGCAGAAAAAAATCGTTTGCTAAAAGTAGTTCAGAATGTTATGTCTTTAGCATAACAAAAAAAATTCCTGAGCAAGAATTAAAACTGCTCGCAAGGTTCCATAGATCAATTGGTTAGATCGCTACCCTGTCACGGTAGAGGCTACGGGTTCAAGTCCCGTTGGAATCGCTGAGCGTGAATGGGGCCCCGAGGAAATGTGATGTGGGTCACATAATATTTTTAATAAAATAATTTTACGAAGGAATGATATTTTTCCCCAAATTTCTTTACGATAGATTTGATTTTTTCCCCAATCTTTGCTACAATTAATCTATGACCCAAACAATGAATACGATAGACGACCTAATCAATGAAATATATGAAAGCAACTACTCTCACCTAGAGTTTGAAGAAAATATGGGTGGAGAGGCTTGCGACTGCCACATACATACAACACTAAACACTATAGCATTTTATGCTGGAATAGAGGTAGGAGAATAATGCCACTAGTAGGATATGAAGAAGTAGATGCACTAGATATGATCTTGGGAGTTCAGTCTGTTATGACTACTATTAACTCTGATGATGACCCTTGGCTTTACAATACCCTGTGGAAAACCAAAGACTTCCTTGAAGGACTAATGGCAGAGGGATACTTCTAATGTGGATTAAGTATACATTTGTTTGTGACCCTGATGAGTGTGATGCCCTCGTTGAGTTTACTGCTAGGGATGGCTTTGGCTTTCCCCTGGGGGTTGTGGAAATGACCTGCCCATGTGGTAGGAAGTTAAACTATATTAGTTATGAAGATGCTTGGGAGCCTATCCTTGCAGATGTGACGAAGATCACACCCAGAGAAGTTGTAAAAATCAACACAAACCCCTATAATTAATATATGACGAAACAAGTAGCAATATATGAAATGAACTACTCCTGCTCTCCTGGTGGCGTTGACTGCTGGGAAGCAACTATTCAAGGCTATGGCAATAGCACTACCGCCTCTGACTTTAAGACTGCTGGAGAGGCCCTTACTTGGGTGCTTGACAGATACCCTGACGAAATGCTAGAATTAGTAGTAACATCCCACTCAGCCTACGAAAAGGAATATGTATGACAACCCAAACAATATCAGACCCAATGCTACAAGACTACTACTCTTGCGACCTTGCTATCTCTATTACAAATATCAAGGCTAAGAATAAACACCACGCAGAAGCCGTTATGCAAACCTTCATAGATGAGATTGCCAAGATAATGACTGATGAACTTAGTTGGGATGACGCTCAATGGGATATAGAAGAAAATGTATTCCTACCTGAACTAGGAGAGTGGCACACAAAGTGAACCTAGATACATTCAGAGAGTATTTAAAGATACATAAGATATCACTAGAGCAAGACCAAGAAAAGATTGACTATGTTAACAGTCATCACTTCTACAGAGTCAAAGAGGCAGAGATTGCACTATGCAATCACTTACTAGGAGTATTGGATGAGCGATAAGTATCCTTTTCTACCTGACTATCTAGAAAAAGGATTAGAGGATATCTCTATTCCATTAATCGATCTAATGCACGGTTATCTTAAGAATGAAATGCTTGATGTTGAGCAACTGCTTGACGGAGATAACGATGACAGATTTTTGCAGGGATATCTGCAGGCCTTGACAAACTGCTATGTCTTGACGTATAATTTATCTATAGACAGAAAGCACCTAGAGGAGACCCAATGAACGATGAATTAAGGAAACTACTTAATAGAGAAAAGCCTATCAAGGTAAAGAAATGTGTTGAGTGTGGATACGTCTTAACTGATAAGGTTATTCCTGATAACTGCCCTCAATGTAAATTGGTGGTAATTAAATGAAACCACAAGAAATGTTAGAGCAAATGATTGACAAGGCTACTTTAGATTTCTTAGCGATTGCTAAGGAGGAAGAAGACAATGACTATGGCGACGCAATGCAATCTATGGAGCGCACAGAGGCACAGGGATTTGTTGACGGTTTGTCAGTGGCATACCATATAATATTTGATAAGGAATACAACCCGCCCGTTTCACTGGAGGAATAATGATAGATAACTTTATTGAGATGGACTTTGATGAGTGGTGTGATACCTATAAGCCAATCGTTAATCATATAGACCCAAATGCCTCATTTGATAATGGGGATGGTGGCATTATGTTTGAGACATATGGCGATGAGGTAGAGTTTGTAAAAGCACAGGACGCTAACAAAATATGGATGTATGGAGATGGAGACGACGGTGGAAGTTATATCTGGTCTGGTTGGGGCTTTGTTAATAGGCTTGGTTATTTTATCACTGATAAACCTTGCCCAGATAATGTAACAATACAGGTTCGTGTTAGTTATAATTGGTTCTACTGTGAGAACTGTAGCGCTGAGTTTGAGGACCCTGATAATATAGTTAGAGATGCATTCGATGAGCACGATTTGGAAAAGTGCCCTGAATGTGCTACCCTTGAAGAGATAACCCTAGTAGGACTGGAGAATAGAAATGCCAATGTTTAAAATTGAGGCCACACGAGAAACACAATATGATTTTGAGATTGAGGCGGAGACTGAAGAAGATGCCCTTGCTGAGATCGAAAGAATCGAACGGGACGAAGATGTTGAAGTATATGCCATTGACTGGTATCCTTTAGAAATTCAATCAATTGAAGAAGAGGAAGAGGACTAAAATGGGGGCACGTATTCATTTTGTATTCAAGGATGTTGAAGACGAGGCATCTGTAGTGCTGTATAGCCACTGGGGAGAGACAGAATGGCAGCGGGACCTAGCAATGGCCCTAGAGCATTCAAAGCCTAGGTGGAGCGATAACGCTTACTTTAACCGTATGATGATTAGTTATCTTATGCAAGATTCAATCTTGGATGAAACAGGATTTGGAATTTATGCTGTCAAGGGCACCAACTTTGATTTAGGTGACACCACTGTCATTATCGATGTGTCTAAAGAGACTATCATTGATGATAATGGAAACGTTGTCAACTGGAGAGATTTTATTAATGCATATGCCCCAAAGGTTTTGGCTGAGCAAATCTAGGGAGTGGGTCCCCTAGTAATAAAGGGTGGGGCGTGAGACCTGCAGTCTTGCGCTCCCCCTACTTTTTTGGTATAATGAAAGAGAGGAGTAACTATGGCTTATTCAATTAGACGAAGCGAAGCAAGCAAGACAAAAGAAACACGAGCAGCAGAGCAGTTAGGCAGACTCCTTACCCAAGATTTTGCGGTTGATTTAGAAAGAGTAGGATTTTACTTAGTAAGAAACCTACCACTAATAAATTACCACAGGTTTGAGGTAATGAGCCTCGCAGCAATGGAAGAGTATGATAAACTTATGTTAGAGATGAAAGGGACACACAATGGCACTACTCGCAGATAAAGCAGGAATCCTAGGGCAACTATGGATCGAATTTAGAGAAGACCCAGACTTCAAGAATTTTGTGGAGTATAACGATATTGGTTTGCCAATGGCGTATATGATGGCGCAGGGTTTGGTTAAAGAGGCAACACCACTTGGAGAACAGTATATTGAAGAAACATTTGATATGCTTATCGGTTTGCTAAAGGTTGAAGAAGAAGAAGTAGATGAACTTGAAGAAATTGAATTAGGGTTTCTTTTACAATACGCATTCAACAAAAAGAAAACTTCTGAGGATACCCCAGACCTGTAAAAAGGCTGGGGAAATCCCCGAGGATTCAGACAAATCGGACATATCCAAACCATTACATTTTTTTGTCAACTATATTACGAACGATCAAAAATTTTTCCCCAAACCTGGATATTACGATCAAACCTTTATTTTCCCCAAACCTATATTACGAAGGACAAATATTTTTCCCCAAACCTTATACCATACAAACCTTGGTTTGTCAAATCTTATATCCTGGTATAATGGTTTTATGAGTCCTCATAATAATGCAAGGTTTAATGGTTCAAATGTAAATGCAAAGGCATCATATCATTCTGATCAAAGAGAACTAGGTTTGGCTATGGGTAGACTAATTGATAGAGTCAATAGAGGTTTGTTTAAGTATAGTGGTTTGCATGCCTTCTATAACTCCCGCCTTTTTTTCAGGGGACTGCCAGTAGAAAAACTATCTGACTTCAATAAGATGTATACCATATACACTAATAAAGAAGCAGAGATTACGAAGAACTAATTTCTTTCCAGTTTCAAACCTTTTCTCCTGATTTATCAAACCTTTATATATTTTTATAAAGGTTTTCTTTATTTTCTGAGCAAATTTGAGCAAATTTTATATGAAGGTTTTGCATGAAATGGGCTTGACAAACCATAATTTATAGGTTATAATGCCCAAACCATGCATATAAAGGTTTGACAGATATAAAGGTTTGTGGTAAAATGCGGCTATAAAGGTTTGGAGGTTTGAGGTTTGGCCGTCAAGAAGATTACGAGCCCCCTTATAAAAGCGTTCCATTCCCCACTATCCTCCACTTCACTCCACTTCTAGAATGTTAAACAATACAATCAGTAAGATTAATCTGTGGATAACATGTGGATAACTATGACATTTTTGGCTTATCAGGCTGTGGATAACTATCTAACTCTGCACTTATAGCCCAATACCTAATCAACTTCATCATTGATCCACACATACACATAACCTCATCTGATGCCTTATTCATTGACTTAAACTCAAGTTCAGACTCACACTCTGGACACACATATGTGTAGATAAAGTTCTTCATACACTAATTATACACCTGTGGATAACTCTTATGATATGATAGGTATATGAAACTACACTATGGCAGAATGACCTCTAACTATGCTATTGGGGTCTATGTTGCTAACTGGGGATATCCCATTAAACACGAATGGGAGATTGGCTTATATCTCTTTAAATGGTATGTGGGGATAGACTTCTTCAAATGAAACCTTTCTTAATCATAATGCTTGGCCTATTCATTTTTCTTAACTATATGGCCTATCTTCAACAAATCCGTATGACTCAATAAATCCAGGGGATATCAAACCCTGTTACTGGGTATATGGGGCTATAGGGGTTTATATCTTATACTAGGGATTACGATGCTCTCTTATGCTCCCCCGCAAAATAGGCTATACTTGTTAGATGGATTTTACATTTGGGATTACGACTGACTACAAAAATGTAGATCGCCTACTTGAGACTATAAGAAGCATAAAGTCTTTAAAGATACCTAACTATGAGATTTTAATCATTGGTCCTGCCCATAGTCAGATAGATCCAGATGTAATCCAAATACCATTTGACTCACCTACCCCTATGTGGATAACTAAAAAGAAAAATATCTTATCCAGAAATGCCAAATACGAAAATGTTATTTTGATGCACGACTACTTTATATTTGATTATAAGTGGTATTCTGCTTTTCTTGATTTTGGCAATGATTGGGATATTGCAACTAACACTCAACTATACATTGATGGTTCTAGATATAGATATGATTGGGTTATCTGGGATCATCCCAAGATTCCTCGCTATACCCAGATACCAACTGATGACTGGTCTTTGACCAAACATATGTATATATCTGGATCATATATGATAGTCAAGAAATATGTTATGGAGCACCATCCACTTAATGAAAACCTCATATGGGGTCAAGAAGAAGATGTTGACTGGTCACTAAGAGTAAGAGATAGATACTCTATTGTATTTAACACTGAGGCTATAGTTAGACATAATAAGTATCATAGGTCATATTGACTTCCCCCGCCAAAACCGCTATACTAGATGTATGATTAATATGGAAATACCTGACCCATTTGAGACCTTTGTAGCCAAGAAATATGAGAACTATAAGGGTATGGTTTATGACTTCTTTGCCAAAGAGTGGTATCTTAAGACTGCTTGTTGCGGTGAAGAATTGTATGCCCCCAACAAAAAGACAATGACCAAGATTAGACTATATCATACAAGAAATGAGTGCCTAGGTGGATACTGAACAAACCTTCGACCAAGAGTTTACTGTTGAAGAGATTACTAAAGCCATTGTGGATCAGGCTAAGGCTGATATCAAGGCTAAGTTTGGCAATAGAAAGCGACACAGACAATAATGATAAACTTTCTGCCAAATTCTGATAGATCAGCCTATGACTCTGATGAAGAGTGGGAAAGAGCAATGGCTATTCATAAAGAGTTAGTAAAAATTAGTGCATCTTGGAACGTAGACAACAAAGATAACTATAAGGACTGGTAATGATAGAAAGAATCTGCAAAACCTGCGGAATGAACAAAGAAAACATTGAATACTGGGATAACCATCAGACAATGAGTGATTATAGGGTGTGGTGTGCAAAAAGAATGTAGCCATACTTGGTATATGCGTGAAGAAGGAATTCAATGCACTAAGTGCTTAATATTGTGGGATAGGAGTATGGATGAAGGAACCAAAGATAGCACAGATGGACTGGCGTAGCCTAGGCTATTGGCCTGTCTACAAAGATGGAAAGAAAGTGTGGGTGCCAAAGGATGATAAATCATTCAACCAAGACAGAAAGAACTAAAATACTTCCATTACGATGGATAGGCAATATATGTGGAGAGTTTGCTGGTAATCATTTAGTTAAGTGTGTTAATCTGGATGAAGATGAAGACTTTGGTTGGCGTTATAAATACCACGCAAAAATGTATAGAATACTAAACAAGCCTTATGAATGGTGGGGAACTTACTACACCATAGATATGGGTGCTTGGAAGAAAGAATTAAGTGAGATGAATTTAGATATGTCAGGTGATGGTTGGAACGACTACGATGAAGACGGTATAGCATACTGGGAGAAAGAAACAGATAGCGAGTCGAAAGACTCGTAGAGTTGTTCACCCCTCTCTATTTTGCGCCGAACTTTAAATACTATATATGCTATACTTAAATTATGAACTGTGAATATTGCGAAAGAGAAGCATTATATAATCAGCCACGCAAAGAAGATGGCCAGATCATAAGTGTATGCAAGAAACATTTTACAGCCGTCCAGCCGTCATGAACGAAGAAAAGGCCAGGGCTATGCTAGATTTAGCCAATAAATTAGATAAATTTGAATTTATGCTGCGACTAAAATGTGAGATATGTGGTCCTAAACTTCGTGGAACACCAGGAAATTATCCTAAATGCAAAAGACACGAGCAGTAGGTGTGGTATCATTTAGTATGACTAAAAAAATATACAAGTGTAGTGAATGTAATACTATTATTTCTATTGAGACTGAGGTTCACGATCTTCCAGTATCAATCGTATGTCCTTGCGATCAAGTTATGCCGTCAATCGGAGCATAATGGATACTAGGAGAGGCCTCCCCAGAACTGGCGCTTATTACGAAGGCACCAACAAGATTGGCAAATCTTCAGATAATATAAAAACCTTTAAGTCTTTTGTTTCTGCAGAAGACTCTAAACTTATAGTTGAGTCTGTAGATTTTTTGCTTCCTGATGGTCCAGATGTTGACCCAGATGATCGCAGACAGATTCAGGTAGATGATTTACCAGACAATGTTAGATCAATTGTTAAATACTATATAGATAAATCATTACAAACCATGCAGGATCAGTATGGAGTTAAACTAGAACATAGCCTAGATGATCATTGGATAGTTAAATGGTCTGTAGGAAATGATATGGGTGTTCACGCAGATGATGATGTTGTGTCCGTATTACAAGTATCTGGCGTAATCTATTTTAGTGATGGCTATGGAGGTGGAGAAATTACTTTTCCTAATCAGAATATATCTATTAAGCCTGAGATGGGAGATCTCGTTATATTCCCTGGGAATTTAACATACCCTCATGGCGTTAATGCTATTGAATACGGACACAGATACAGCCTTCCATTATGGGGAAAGTATGTTAAGTAATTAGTTTTTAATGTATTCTGGTTCAGTATAGAAAAAGAAAAGCATTCCAACTTCATTAGTTTCTGGGTTTGGAAATGATTCTCTCCAGTGCAGGTTGTGAACACCATTAAAAGATAAAGCATCTCCTGGATTTAAGGTATATGGCTTTCCTTCAACATATACATCCCACGGATCATTTTGATATAGACAAACATCTAGATTATACATACAGTCAAAAGAATTATCCTTATGCTTTTTTAAATTTGCATCTTTACCAAAATAATGTCCAAATAATACATAGGTTGGTTCTAATGTATTGCTGCCAAAAATCTCTCTGGCTTTATCCCTCAATTTATTAGAATAGTGCATTAATTCTGGAATTAACGTATCCGTTACAACCATTCTTCCATAATATGGGTCATACTGCAGCAAGTGCTTATTGCTATTAATTAAATTTTTTAATTCTTCAATTTCGCTATTGTTAATAATATTATTTGTGATTACAGGATTAATAACTTTTACGTTCATGTTTACATTATAGCAGTTATCTGATATACTTATTTAACAAGCGAGTGTTACATAATGGTAGTGTCTCTGCCTTCCAAGCAGATAGTGCCAGTTCGATTCTGGTCACTCGCTCCAGGTCTCCATGGTCTAGTGGCCTAGGACTCCACCCTTTCACGGTGGCAACACGGGTTCGAATCCCGTTGGAGATACGTGATGAAACAATATAACAATGCGCTACCAGATGAATTATGCAAAGACATATATAACTTTGCAATTGGAACTATCACTGGTAAAAATGTAAATAGTGAAGAAAAGGTAGATGTTTGGACTAATTATGCATGGGAAGAATATCTTGTTCAAAAAAGTTCTGCAGTCATATGCATGAAACTGCCTAAAAACATAACAGATAAAATAACCAATAAACTAGTTGATCTTGGGTTAATGGACCTTGCAACTGATGCTGATTTTTATAATGGTAGTGGTTGCATGGCTTTTGTTTGGACTCCTGGATCATACATTGGTAAGCATAGTGATGGACCAGATAGAAAAACAATAACACTCTATTTAAATAAAGATTGGGATATTGAAGATGGTGGAATGTTTCACTGGTATAACGAAAGTCTTAGAGAGTGGAAAACAATTGTTCCAAAGTATAACTCAATGGTAGTAAATAACGGTGGTCTTATGCATTACACAACTCCAACTCTAAATAAAGATAAGTTTAGAGTTAGTTTGCAGATATTTATTATAAAGAAGTAAGTTTATTAATAACTGGCGCTGCACTGTTGTTACTGTCAAAGCACTCAACTAACTCGTATTCATTATCTAAAAATTTACATATATACTTAAATACATCATCGTTTCTAAAATCACTTGTTCTTAACTCAATCAGTTTACATTCATCTGGGGCGAACAATATATTAACTAAACCTGTTCCTGAAATACCAACAATTGTTCTTGCGTCTTTATAAATACTTCTCTGCTGATCAAATGTTAGTTCTTCATTATACACAATCTCATATCCAAGGCCAATAAAGTATTCTTCTATCAACTCCTCATCCTTAATAAACCTTTTATCGCTAATTGCATTTTTTCTAGAAACGTATATGTCTTTAATTGGGCTACCACTCAATCTAAGGGTTTCTCTTAAAAGTTTAGATGTTATTGAGTAACTTTCTAAATGTATGAGGCTTTTGCTAGATGTGTTAATTGATTTAGACAAACTTAATTCTTTAAATTGAGTTGTATATAATATATCATCTTGTAAAATTCCAAACTCTTCCCAGTTTGACTTTGAAAATATTAAATTATCTAGATATCCCTGGACCAATATCTTTGTATAAAAGTCTAAGCCCAAATATCTTAAATACAATACTCTTCCTATAGTTTCATATAAAAAATGCAAATAATTTGAATTATAAACAGACAAGAGGGTTGGATTCTTTGTATCAACCTTAACTACTTCTTCAACTCCAGAGTCCGTTTCACTTATAATAGTTAAATGATCATATATGTAGAGATTTGGCATTGATGAAGTTACAGACTCAATGATAGGTTTGGAGTATCCACCTCTCCAAAAGTTTATATATATATTATATGGGTCTTTATTGATAATATTTGTGGCGTTTGGCTTGTTTTGAACTAAAAATTTGTCAACTCCCAGATAAAACTCTATACTCATTTTACAATTGTAGCATACTGTGCTATAATATTTATACCTGCCCAAATGGGGGGTAAATTAACTTATTCGCTTGAAAGGGGAATAATATGGTAAAAACAGCACTGGATCTTTTTAATGATCCATTTTTTAACACCTTCTCAAATCTACAGAAGGTAACAACAACAACAAACTATCCACCTTATAACCAAATCAAACTAAATGATACAGAGTATATTCTTTCATTTGCTTTGGCTGGGTTCTCTAAGGATGATGTTTCAGTATCGCTAGACAATCGCAAACTTACAATCAAGGGCGAGAAGCAGGATGCTGAATTGCCAGAGGGCGCAGAGTATCTACACAAGGGAATTGCTGCTCGCAAGTTCACAGATATCTTCACCCTTCCTGAGTTTGTAGAAGTTGTTGGGGCTGAATTCAAGGACGGTATCCTAGATATCAGACTTGAAAAGCAGATCCCAGAAGACAAACTACCCAAGACTATAGAAATTCTATAGTATAATCTAATTGTCGGGGGAGACAGCGACAATAAATAACTGGTATGGTCCTGAGCATGACTGTAAAAAACTGCTCATTAAAACTATAGTATAATATATAGCATTCCGCTATGAGACTTTAAAAGGTTTTACAACGGATGCTCCTTCGAGTGGAGAGTTGGCAGGAGTCGAACCTTCGTGGCTAATAGACCTGAGCAGTCGTCTATAAACTGCTCAATTTGACTTTTTAAGTAAGTAGGAGTATACTTTATATATAACCATTTAGGAGGATAACATGATTCACGCACTATTTTTAATTCCCGCTTTTCTTGCGGGATGGGCAGTATGCTACATTCAAATGACATACGGAGTTGATCAGGGTGAGTAGAGAAGTTACTTGTCCAAAATGTAAGCGTGGTATAGAAGTTAGATGGGGAATATTTGCAATGGAAACCCTTAATCGTCATATTAAAAAGGAGCACTAATGCGTATATACACTATCGATGTTGATTCTAAGTATGAGATTGATGTTCCAGAAGATATTCAACTTAGAATTATTAGAGATTATCTAAAACAATCATATCACTGGGTAATTGGTATTGGATCTTTTCTCATTGGCCTTCTAATCGGTTTGTTGGCCAAATAATGTATAAAGGCGTTCTTATTTGGGATGTTAAACTACTTTCAACAGCAATGGGCATATCTGAAGAAGATACAATAAAGTATTTTACTGATGGAAGGCGCATATCATTCTTAATTGAACGCAGACTTTGCAATGAAGTTGCTTTTGGAACCCTGCCAGAATCTGAAGGCGCTCCATATGACTTTAAGGATCACAGCGGTAGGATATGGGAAGTTAGATCAGTTACTAAACAGGGAGTTTATTTTTGCCCCAGCAATATGAAAGGTAGCGGTAGAAGTTTTGATGAAAAAGGTTTCATTGATAAGTTGGATCTGGTTGATGGGTATTTCCTTGCTGATATTACAACATTTCCTGTTGTTGAGTATTGGACTGTAACATCTGACGATGTAAAAAATATGTATTTAAATGGAGAACTTAGCAAGACAAGCGATATCTCTAGAGACAAAGTAATTAGATTAACTAAGGGGCAGTAGACAATCAGATGAAGCCAATACTTGTTTACACTTTAGAAAGAACTGGAACCCATTTTGTATCACACTGCCTTAATCATATATTTAATGATGTAATAACTACACACAATAAAAGCAAGGACTCTACAATTGGAACAGATATAAACTATAAAGACTACAAGGTATTTGTAACTGCTAGGGATCCAAAAAAGACACTAACGTCTTCGTTGCTTTTTGGAATAAATGAGAATGAGTATGGACACGAAGAGGATCTAACTTTTGTTGCTAAACAACTAATTGATAGACAGATAGGTTACTTTAATGACATATTAGATAATGAAAATTTTTACATATTGTCATTTGAAGACTTTACAACAAAGACAAAAGATATTTTTATAAAACTTGCAATAGACAATAATTTATCAGAAATTCAAAAAACAAAAATAAAAAATAATAACTTTTTTGATAATCCTCTTTCTGAAATATTAAATAGTCTAACTACTGATAAAAGAAGATACCCAAGAGACAAATCAGATAAGGGTGTTGAAAATGTTCAAAAAATTTTAGAGTTGAAAGAAATAAAAGAATATCTTTCTATTTCAGAATCACTTTATAATAAGGTTATTGATAGATATAACAAACAATAGTTGACAATAGCCGCTAGCGACAGTATACTTACTGTATAAGGAGCAGTAGCCAAGTTGGTTAAGGCCCCGAACTCATAATTCGGTTATCGTAGGTTCAAGTCCTACCTGCTCTACTATCTGGTGTATAATAGTATAGACTAGGAAAGAGATTTTGTGAGCAATAAACTTTTTGTTTTTGATTTAGACGGTGTTTTGGTGGATAGTAAAGAAATACACCACCTATCTTTAAACCAAGCCTTAGAGCAGGTTGACCCTAAATATACTATCAATGAGGATGATCAAAAGAATACCTTTGAGGGATTAACAACAAATCAGAAATTAAAAATACTTACAGATACACGTGGATTACCAGAGCACTATTACGATCAAATTTGGAAGTCTAAGCAAGAAAAGTCTATATCTTTTTTTGAGATGCTAAAAAAAGATGAAGAACTTATTCAGATATTTACTACAATCAAAAATAATAACATAAAGTTGGCAGTGGCAAGTAATAGTATTAATAAAACCCTTAAGGCCTGTCTAACATCTCTTGGAGTTATTGATATAATTGACTTCTATATAAGCAATGAGGATGTAGTCAATCCAAAGCCGAGCCCAGATATGTATAATGTGTGCATAGATAAACTTGAAGCAAGCAAGCATTCAACAACAATATTTGAAGATAGTTACACTGGAAGAACGGCAGCAATACTTTCTGGTGCACGTCTAGTAACAATAAAAAATAGATCAGACCTAACCTTAACAAAAATACAAAATGAATTATCTGGTTTAAAACAAAAGCCAAATGTGTTGATTCCAATGGCAGGCGAAGGATCTAGATTTAGATCGGTTGGTTATCATATGCCCAAACCATTAATAAATGTAAACGATAAAAGTATGATTGAATTAGTCATAGATAATATAGGTATAGATGCTCACTATATCTTTGTTGCAAGAAAAGAAGACGAAGATAAGCATAATATATCTGGTCATCTGTCTCTAATGTGCAAAGACTTCACCTTAATATTACAAGACGGCAGATTAGATGGTGCTGCAAAATCTGCACTTTTAGCAAAAGATTATATAGATAATGATTCACCACTTATTATTGCAAACTCTGATCAGTATGTTGTATGGAATAGTAAGAGGACAATAAAAGAATTTATAAGAAGTGGTATTGATGGGGGAATCCTAACATTTTCTGCTACTGACAGCAAGTGGTCGTTTGTAAAACAAAATAAGTTTGGATTTGTTGGGGCTGTTGCTGAAAAAAATGCTATTAGTGATGAGGCTACGTGTGGCATATATTATTGGAAAACTGGAGCAGACTTTATTAAATATACAAATCAAATGATTTCATCTGGAAATAAAACAAATAATGAATTTTATATATGTCCAGTCTACAATGAGGCAATTAAAGATGAAAAGATTATTAAATCTGAAAAGATTTATGAGATGTGGGGACTTGGAACTCCAGAGGACCTTGCAATATTTTTGGAGAAGCACAATTGATATTAATAGCGCATAGAGGAAATATCTCTGGTCCAAACCCAGAAACAGAAAACACGGTAGATCAACTAACAAGTGCTATCAACCTAGGGTTTAATGTTGAAGTAGATATTTGGGCAATAGATGGCAAACTATACCTTGGACACGATGAACCTAAACATTTACTTTCACCAGAAGACTTTTATAGGATATCTAGTCACTCCTGGTTTCATTGTAAAAATCTAGAAGCCTTAAACCATTTCATCAAATATTTTCCAACATACAATTACTTTTGGCATCAATTAGATGATTTTACATTAACAAGTAATAACAAGGTATGGACATATCCAGGAATGGAAGTTGGACCCAACTCAATTATAGTTGATCTAGAAACAACTGATACAAGAAACTACAATAATATTTATGGAATTTGTAGTGATAAGGTATTGCTACTTAAGACTTCTTAGGGTGCTTTGGTTCATATGGTGCAATCTTAGACTTAACACGACCATCTTTATATAGTCTTACAATCCATCCATCTTTTATCTGAATTGGATTAAACGCTGTTGCTTTTTTCTTTGGCATTCTTACCCCTTAAATAAACTAGTAATTCTTGTATCTTTTGAATAATCTTTTGCATCTTCTTTTATTGCACTAAACAATGATTCATTTTTTTCTACTGGAACGCAGTTAGGGACTGGGCTACCATCTTCTCCTGGCTTCATCCCACGCTGGACATACCCATCCCAGCACGGATCAGCCTTCCCAATTGATGAGTCATACATGGCCATAGCAACCTCTGAATCGGCGTTTGGAGAGCATACAGGGCAGTCTGGGCAGTCTACATTAAGTTCTTTGCAGGTCTCACATTCGCAGCCTTGGTATGTGCTTGTTGGCATTATTGGATTTTCAGACATTTTATAATTATATCACAGTTTGACATACAAGACTTCCTGGGTGTATACTTAGCGTATACCTCTGTAGTTCAGTGGACAGAACGTTGGACTTCTAAGCCAAGCGTCGCAGGTTCAATTCCTGCCAGGGGTGCTAGAAAGACTCTAAGGGGGATTATGGACACTTCTGCAGTATATTGGTGTATAGATACTGACCTACCCACTTTAGGACCGTCTAAGCCCATCCTGCCACTTTTTAATAGTGTTGTTAGCGAAAGAAATAAGAATACTGATCCTGGATCTTCATATTATAAATGTAAGTCTGCACAAGAAATGTTTAATAATACTTTTATACTTCCATCTACAGAAAATCTTCACATATTGTTTAGTGGTGGTAAATTATTGAATACTAGAGATGCTAAAAAATTTAGACCAAGAATGCCAGTATTTGAAGATGGTCCTGCAGTAGACTACGACTCTAGATGGCTATTCTTTTCTGAGGATGACATTAATATTCAGTTAACCCCACCATACTTTCATAAGACAAAGGCATCAGAATATGCCACAGTCCTGAGTGGTGAATTCAATATTAGTAAATGGTTTAGGCCCATTGTTCCAACATTTTCGTTATGGGATTCTTCAAGAGAATTGGTGATATCTAAGGATGATCCTTTAGCCTATGTTAATTTTATTACTGACAAAAAGGTTATATTAAAACAATTCAAAGAAACGGAACAAATTAAAAAAATTATGCATGAATGTGTGATGATGAAAGATAAATTCCCAAACTTGCCTTTGGCTGAAAACTATAATAGATTTATTTTAAATAAAAAGCACAAAGCCCTAATAGAAGAAATTAAAAATAATTTAGTTTGATATAACTATGTTAGACAATACAAACTCTGGAACATGGCCAGTAAACAATACTAAAAGAATTGACTGAAATTCGTTAGGTCCTGAAGGAGATATAAACACTTTCTCTCCTGCTTTAATTAAGGCAGCACGTCCTGATTTAGCAGACAGGATCTCTTCAGCGTTGGTGACATCATTTGTTATTTTTATTTTAGCACTAGACTCATTAACAAAATATATAAAAAGATGCTGATCTTCTTTTGGTAATTGTTCTTCTAGTGATAAGTCAACTCCATTTAATCCAAAGATATGTAGTTGCGCTTCTGATTCAAGTATCTCCCCCAACTTTATCATCTTCTCATAACAAAAGTTAGAAAGTATTCTTTTGGATTCGTCTGAAAGTGGGCTCACTGTCTTTTTATCTACAATTGCTTTATGGGTAAGTCTAAAAATTCCTGATTTAAAATTACTATTATCTATAACCCATGGAAAAAGTGAGTTAGAGTCTTCATAAAAAACCTTTTGTAGTTTTTTAATGTCATCTTCATTTAAAAAATTGTCGTTATATAGCATAATTAATTATAGGGGCACCATATTTCAGATGCCCCTACCAACTACTTTGCAGCCTTCTTAGGGGCAGCCTTCTTAGCAGGTGACTTCTTTACTACCTTAGCAGTCTTTACTGCTCTATCCACTTCTTCTACTGATGGCATCTTGCCAAATGCAGTATCTGAAGGGTTTGCTGCTCTCAATACGACGGGGACAAGTGCTCCAAGTAGTGAGTATGCTAGTGTCTGCGGATCTGTTACTCCAGAGGCATACATTGCTGTTGCTGCTCCAAGAACTGATCTTCCGTATGACGCTAGTGCTGCTTTGATTTGCTTATTCATATTTATTCCTCCTAGGATATGATTCTTACTAGTATATCATAGCCAAGCCATAAACCAATAATTCCTGCGACTCCCGCAAAAACTGGTGGTGCTGGCACTGGCAATTTGAATGCAGCAAATATAATGCCACATCCAAAACCTGTTATAACTGATAATATAATTTCTTTCACTTGTATTCCTTTTCTGCTAACTCTTTATAATGATTTAAACATACATCTCTTATTTGTGTCTCTGTTGAATATAATTTTTCTGCTTCAAGTTCACATCCTAATACATGACAAGAATAAAATGCATCAAAGGCAAGATCATTATATGACTTAAAGGTTATCATGTATCTAGTTTACCATAATCCTCAATAGCCCTAGAGTAATCATCTGGTATAAGTTTTTCAAGATCCTTATAGGCCTCTGATATTTTTTTCATATGATCTGTTAATGGGGTCCATATAGCATCTCCATATTTATCAAAGTAGGCTATCTCTGATCCAACCTTCTGAGTAAAATCATATATTCCGCTTTGAACTGTGTAGATATAGTCAAATGCCCAATCCCTAGACTGATTTAAAAACTTTACAAATCCATCTGTATTTTCAATCTGATCTTTATCATAATTCATACTAATTTTATTTAAAAGCAATTCATTATCAGCATCAGCCTGAGCAAGTTTTACCAACAACTCCTTTTGATTAATTCTCATTTTTACATTATCAACAATAATTAAAAAGAAAAAAGACATAAACAATATAAAAAAAATAAAATCAAACATCTTTTCCTCCTTCTCTAACTAGCATTACTATTGCCCCATTGTCTTCAAGAGCCTTTTTTACCCTAATCATGTATTCAACTGCTTGAATTTTGTCATCATGTGATAGAACTACAAAGTCTTTTTCAGAAGCACGAACAGTTATAAAGTGATCATTGTCTACAATAGTCAACTTAAAGTTTTTAGGAGCACGGATTGAGTGAAATGCCATACGCATTTGTTCTGTATACATCAATCTTCTCTTCTCCAATGTAGGTATGATTTAATATAGACAGCGCCATACGCTACTGCTGCAAAGATAAAACCATATTGGTCTGTCACTAAGGCATAGGCTATCCATAAACACTCATTGAATAATAGAACAAACCACCCCCAAAGAGTTTTTCTTCCAACAAAATATATACCAGATACGCCAATACAAGCAAGGACCCAGTGTGCATAGTCAGCAATCCATTGAATCATAAATTAATCTCCTAGCGTAAGGGTTTGCCAAGTTTCAGCCCAGGCTGCCTTGGATCTGTGACGAGAAAACTCTCTAGATATAGAGCCATTTTCTAGATAAACTCCTCCCCAAACTCCCCATTCTTTTTGTGAAACACCAACAGCAAAGCAGTGTTTCCTTACAGGGCATTCAGAGCATAGCCTATCTATTGCAGGACGAAGTGTCTCATCATCTTCATATTTTTCAAAAAATAAATTTGTGTCGTAATCTAAACAGACAGCATCATCTTTCCAATCATGCCTTTTCATTTACATCACATACTTATTTGGAATCTCCCACCCCATGCGTGAAGGATCAAAAACCTTTTTTAGGTGCCACTTACCGTTAACATAAACACCACTTGCTGATGTTCTACCCTTTTCAGAGCGCTGTAATTCAATAACTGACCATCCATCCCACGATAGGATTGGTGACTTAGAGACAATTGTCTCCATTTGTTCTAACGACTTTACTAGCATTTTTCTCCCTAGTATCTAAATAATCCAACATCAATATTTTTGAGTTGGGCAGTAGCAGCAAGTTTGGAGACTGGCTCTTTTGGGTTTGAAAGAAAAGCAAAGTAATTAACATCCTTTATGTTTTCTTCAACCCAACTTGGTGCAACCTTGTATAACTTTATTTTCTTACCACGAGCCTTCATTCCACGCTCAGATAGGTTAGTAAATTCTGATGCCATAGCGTTTATATTTCCTGGTCCTGCAGAATAAACATAAAAGTATGGATCATCATCTTTAATTGTAGACATCGCTACACCCATTGCTCTTAAAAAGACCTGATAGTCAGCAAAAGCCTGTGTGCCTTGAATTACAACAATCACTATTCTGTATCCTTTCTTAGTTCATCCATTATAAAAAGCATCTTATCTAATTCTACCTTATCCATACCCATTGTGTCAACTATTGTTGCTTGATCCTTATCTATAAAAAATCCATTCATTGGTGCCATATAAAATGCGTTATCTTTAATCCAATAAGCGATATCATTTACAATTAAAACCTTTACATTTATTTTATTTTCATGGTTCTTTGATTGTCGCTTAATTATTTTAGGCTCTTGGTATGATTCAATAAGTGGAAGGATTGGTCTAACGATTTCGTGTATATGACTTTGTCTATAAATTATCCCAGTATTTTTCTTAATAGTATTAGTTCTCATTACAAACTTTGTTGCAGCAAAAAATACTATAAGTGTAGTCATTGCTCCAACAAAATAAGACATTAATCCTCCAGCAAAACTCTGATAATTTCTTTAAGGGTATACTGATGTCCCTTTTCTAGTTTAGAAACTGCTTCTGGATCAAAAGCCTTTTTTGTAACTCTTACTATTGGATTTATATTTGTTATATCCATATCAAGAAATCCATACTCCCATAAAGCCATAGTCTCTGAAGAAAAATACTTAGAGAATTCATTATGAAGTTTTGGGTTTATATGCTGAAGTTTATTTGTAAAATTGTATAATGGCTCTCCAGTATCAAGGTCAATTCCTGCTACTTCAAGCGCTCCCTGTAATATAAGATCTTCAATGATCTTTGACTCTTCATCCATTACCTTAGTCTCCAAGTCATTGTTTCTGGTCCACGCTTAATTAACCTAAACATATGATGCTCAAATTGATCCCGTAAATCATCGTAAAGAGATGGGCTAACATTTTTAAGTTTGTCGGTTATCTTATAAGTAAGAAGGCCGTCATTATCAATCCCTGCAACCTCTATAGCACCCTGATTAAGTAGATGCTCAACTAGTGCTTGATTTTTTATATCCATTTTATCCTTCTATAAAAGTAATTAGTTCTTCTCTTGTTTTTGCACCATTAGTTCTTCCAACTTCCTTATTATCTTCAATCAATATAAAGGTTGGAATAGATCTAACTCCAAAATCTTCAACCATTTCAGTCTCAGAATCAGCGTCAATCATAAAGAATCTAGCAGTTATTTGATCACGGTTTAATTGCTCTACTACTGGCCTTACTTTTTCGCATGGCTTGCACCATTCTGCAGTAAAGTATAGGACATGCTTCACTTGCCAGACTTCTTTCTGGCCTTTGCAAGTGCCTCAAAATCCTTAACCTTAGTGTCACCCATATAGCCCCAGGCATATCCATCATTGATCATCTTATCATTAAGAGATTCTGTATTACCATCTACATATACCCAGCCTAAAATGCGACCATACTTTTCAGATGAGTCCATCTTCTCAGTTTTGATTACAACAGACTTTGCATCCTTTAGGTGCTTCTTTAGATACTCTTTAGATTCAAGGCCAAGGGCCTTCTCTTTAAGATCCTTTGTGCGAGACTCTGGGGTATCAATACCCGCCAATCTTACACGGGATTGAAACAAAATATCAAACCCTAAATCAATTAGAACATCAATGGTATCCCCATCTACTACGTTCTCTACTTTTCTTACATAATATTCATACATTATTTTCTCCCCCATTTAACTTTATTCCAACCACGCTCATGGAAGTAATAAAGGATTGTTTTTGTAACTACCTCGAAACTTGCGATTGCACCTGCCGTAACTGGCTCTTTGGTTATAAACCAAGCAATAGCAAATGTATCTGCTGTTCCAATTATACGCCAAGTAATTGCTTTTAGTGCTGATCTTTGTTTGGTTACATTCATATACCCATCTCCTTGCGCTTTTGTGTAGCAGAGATAGCATGGATATCTGATCCTAAATCAACCTGTTCAATATTGTATCCAACATCTCTGCCGTATACAATGTTAGTAATGTTAGGTAGTCTTAGGACTAATGCACCATCCATAAATTCATCCTTGGCAATATATTCTTTTACCTGATCAAACTTAAGGGGATCCTTTTCGCTTGTATTGTATGTATTACGGACTCCAAGAAGGACTTGCCCTGTTCTCTTCCCTGCCTCTTTGTAAAGAGCGTGGTGGCCTTCATGCCAGGGCTGATACCTTCCCAGCATAAGTGTTGTAGGAGCAGACCAGTCGTGTAGCCTAAACTTTTCAATAATACGAGATGCCTTTTCTTCAGCGTTTTGTTCATGATTAGTAAAATAGAAATTGGCTTCTTCTGGTCGCTCAAACATTTTATTTGTATCGTCAAATCTACCCTCAGCAATTGTATCCATAAAAATAAGAATATCTGGCTTACCAAATGCTGCACGAGTTAAATCTGTTGGACAAACAAAATCAACGATTACTGGCGCAACACCCTGTTTAGAGATAAGTCTTGCTATCTCTCCCATGCGTCGTGCTTGTTCAATTCTATCTTCAGGGCTAAACCCTAAATCTGAATTTACAGTTGCACGGACTTCATCTGCATTAAGGTGGATAGCATTAATACGCTCTTTTAGGGCTTTTGCTAATTCTGTTTTACCAGAACCAGGTAGGCCAATAATCTGAATAATCATTTTTATTCCTTAACTAGTTTTTCTCGCTCATCGATGATGCTAATCATAAACGACATCATGCTGTTATATCCATCTGGGATTGCCATAATTTTATTATAGTGATGCCCACAGAATAAAAGGTCTCCGCTAATACCAGTTACCTTAACTAAGGCTTCCGCACTACATCTATCACAACGGTCATGTGGAGATAGTTGCCATTCTTGCTTAACCTCATCTTTAATCATTGTAAACATTATACTACTTCTTTCTGTTGTCAGTGGAATAATATCCAGAGCCGTTAAAAACAACTCCTACATTAGAGTATACACGAACTAGAGTCAGATTGCAAGTCTCACATTTATACCCTGGATCTTCTTCCGAAATAGATCTAATTTTTGTATATCTTGTTCCACAAGGCATACAGTCATATTCGTATGATGGCATTACCTATCCTTTATCTCTGGATGATCCATAGTGGTATCTTTTAGTTTGTTTGATCCGTGAAGATTGCCAATCGGTATAAAAAATTCTTTGTTTATCCTTTTAAATTCTTTTTTATTTTCTGGCAAATCATCTGCCCAATAAATTGCATCTGTCGGACAAGCAGGTTCGCATGCCCCGCAGTCAATACACTCTTCTGGATTAATGTATAACATTCTTCCACCTTCGTATATACAGTCAACTGGGCATTCTGCAATGCATGATCTATCTTTGACGTCAATACATGCGTCAGTTACAACATATGGCACTACTTCTTCTTTGCTTTAACTGTCCAGACTGGAGCCTTAAGTTGATCCCCGCCCCATTCGTATCCAAGTGCCTTTACAACAAACTTAATAATTTTAATTCTCATTATTTTACCTTATGTCCGAACTTAGCCCAGACCCTCTCATGTAGAAAATATCCAAGGGCTTCCCACCCAATATAAATAAGAGCACCTAAACTAGCATACTCCCATTCACCAGTAAATAAATAAATAACTCCAGCAACACCAACAAGGTGAAAGGTTTCCCAACTTGCTGTTTTTAGCAGTGTTCTTTTAGTTGATTCCATAATACAATTATACCAGCCTTACTTGTCTTTGTCAAGATCAGATAGTGGGCTTACGCCCTTTCTTTGGTGAATGTCTGCATCCTCTGCAGTAGGAATTTCAGACCAAGGTATTGGAGGTAAACCAATTTTTGTATTCTCATCTAAATAAAGTTTGTCAAACATGTATCTTCTTTGCATGGCAAAGTTGTTAAACGCTTCACTTTCTCTAAAAAGTTTACCAAACTGAAACATATCATTAATTTCTTTTGGCCTTGATTGAGTTGGGCTTTCATTTGGAACGCACCAGTGATTTTTGTTAATCAAGTGAAAAAATAATGCCTGGTAATATTCGGCTGGATCGTCATTATTCCAAGATGGTCTATAATGATAATCAAACTGTGGCTGGCAGATAATAGCCTGATTTGGCTTGGTAATAAAGTTTGTATTACCAGCAACAAATCCCCAGTCACGGTTTCCGCCAATATGTAAGTCAACCATGTATGGTCCTGGAGCGTGATCAATGTGCAAAGGCAGTCTTGGAACTCTACCTTCAGAGGTTATCTGATGGTGAGCATACATATGATATCCAAACTCAACGTCTTCAACACCAACTAAAATCTTAACCTTTTCTACAGCATAATCAATAAACTTTTGAGGTATATTAACTCCCTCTTCCCACTTATTCATCTGATGAGAAAAATCTACGTTGTCAAGTTTATATGAGGTTAATATCTCTACTAATTCATCAAACATCTCTTTAGGAAAGAAATCCTCTACCAAGAATGGCTCAAAAAATACTACATCATCTGTTAGTGTTTTTTCAACAGCAATATACTCTTCCTTAGAAGAATACTTCCAGTCAATGTTATCAGGATTTGGATGATTTGCATACAGAGGTGTTATCATTACTTTGCCTTCTTTTGAGCAACCTTTTTAACTGGCGCTGCCTTTTTAGCAGGGGTAGTTGATGCTCCTGGGCAGTTTCCTGGGAATCCACTTGTAGGAACATTTCTTCCAAGTGATGGACAGTATGTTAGTGGAACAACCTCTCCAGTATTAATTTTATCAGAGGCCAACTTGTTTAGTAGTGGAGCATTTTCTTCACCAGTATAAACTGGGCGACCCCAGCCAACAATGCCATTAATTAACTTCTTCTTGTTGTTCTTGACATATGCACGAGTTTTTTCTACGCACATTCCGCCGTTGCGTTGATCTCCCTTTGCAGTTCCTGAAGTATTTCCTTCAATAACTTGAATGGTTCCATCTCCGTTATTCTTAATGCAAATACCAACGTGTGAAATGCGATTTACACCATCTTCTGGGAAATCAAAATAAATCCAGTCTCCTGGTGTTGGATCATCATTACGAGCATCTGCCCAACGATTATTCTTCTTAAACCAATCTGATGCTGCTACTGTTGATGCAGACTTTGGATACTTCTTTGCATCTAATCCAGATGTAAATGCACACCAAGAAACAAATGACTGGCACCATGGCTGAAAATTCATTCCAGTCCATTTTCCATACTTTGTTTCATTATCTTTTGGACCTTCGATGGTCCCAACTTCTTTCTTTGCAACCTCTATGATTGCTTCTAGACTACCTTTTGTTGCCATCTTTAGTCCTCCTTAGACCTTTTTATTATTATACCATATTTAGTAAATATAATTTGTCGACTTTTTGATTCTTTTATATTTTTTGGGGTGTCTGACAACAAACCATAAAAACTTAATCTTTTTTATCATAGCCCATCCTATTAAACTCATTAATGAAATTTTCTGCGACCCTTTTATTCCAGCCAGATCCTGGATGAATCCCATCTTGTGCAACTGACCAATAAGGAACATCCTCATCTATTTTATTTGAATCATACGCCTTATCTTTATCATTAAACGAAAAAGAACCATCGATCTTAAAGTAATTCCTAAATTTTATATTTTCAAGAACATCGTTTGCTGGCTTACTCCAATTAGACCAAATTAGTTTTATGCCTAAATAATCACAGACATCCTCTAATATCCTTATATGCTCAATGGCATTAAATGCACCATACTCTTCACGATAGTTTAATGTATAAACTTTGTGAGTTATAAACTTTTTGGGAGCGCTTATCCATTGTGGATGAACTAAACAACTGACTATCTTTTTGGATGTTGGGTCATATTGTAAATCTCTTGCAAAATCTGGGAATAATACAAATATAAATTTAGGAGAGCCATACTTCCTAATAAAAGTAAGTATATTTTTTACTATAAGTCTTGTAGATGCCCCAGTTGAAGATACATTATAAAAACTATCTATAGATAGTTCTTTAGAAATTTGCTTATACCACGTCAGATCTTCTGGTAGACCCTCCCCCATAGTAATAGAGCATCCAGCAAAGAGAATGCTATCCTTATCTTTGTTGAATTCACTGAAATGATTAGATCTAAAACCATCTTTATTTATTTTATATACAACCTGTGGACCTTCTATAACTCCAAAGCATCCTATATTATCTGTATATAAATAATCATTTTCTGTTCTGTGTAATTTTGCATATTCACTTTGTTCTCTTGTTAGTTCTGTCCCAACTAAAAAGTCATCATCAAACTCTTTTAAAAAATTCATGTAACTATCCTACTTCCATAATGCACTTCCCATTCAGCAAGATCATTTCCATCATTTAGCAGTGGCTGGCCCTTAATATTTAAACTTGTATTAAGTAATACTGGAACACCAGTCTGCAAAAAAAATTTATTAAGAACTCTCCATAGGCCGTAGTGTTGTTCTTTTGTAACTGTTTGAACTCTGGAAGTTCCATCGACATGGACAACTGAAGGTATCTTGTCTGGCTTTAAGCATTTAACCGTATACTGCATATAAGGGCTTTCAAAGTCCATATCAAACCATTTATACGCATACTCAGCCATAACTACAGGGGCAAATGGTCTAAATAATTCTCTCTGCTTAATAAGATTAACCTTGTCCTTAATGTCTGGATCTCTTGGATCTGCAAGTATGCTTCTGTTTCCCAATGCTCTTGGACCATATTCTGCTCGGCCTGATGCTACTGCTACAATTCCGTCTTTTAATATACCGTCAACTATTTCCTGAATTGGATATTTTCCTCCAAGATCATAACCAAGATATGGATTCTTCCATTCAAGATGCTTACCATATAATGCTGCTGCTGCTCCTAAAGAACTTCCAGCGTCTCCAGGGTTTGGCATAATCCAAATCATATCAAATATTTTCCACAGCAAAGTATTGGCTGAAGAGTTAAGGGCACATCCACCCATAAAAACTAAATTCTTTTTGCCCGTAATTGACTTTGCCATACGCATAAAATCGTTAAGTCTTTGTTCGTAAACCATTTGGACTGCTGCTGCTATATCAAATTTATCTTCTTCTGATATCCAGCCCCAATCTGTAATGCCCTTATGAAAGTTATACTTTTGTTGATCGTAAGAAGGAAAATACTCATTAACTTTTTTATAATGCTTTGTCCAGTCTCCATATGCAGCCATACCCATCATGATGTATTCTTCTTGGTTTGGCATTAGCCCTATAAGTTGAGTAAATGCAGAGTAGAACAATCCAAAACTCACTGGATAGTTCTGCTTATATTTTAGTTTAATGTTGTTTCCTTCTCCAACCCAAACTGTAGAAGTATTGTATTCCCCCATTGCATCCAAAACAACAATTACTGCATTGTTAAAATCACTTGTAAAGTATCCTGCTGCTGCGTGTGAATAATGATGGCTAAATGATTTTCTAGGAATTCCTGGTATATTAAATCTAGGTTTCCATTCTCCTACACCACCCTTTAGAGCCAGCCTAGAGGCCTTTAGAAGGGGTTTTTCATAGTAAGCAATATGATCTGGTCTACCATACTGCAAAGCATCTTTTATTAAACTATCATTGACATACCAGTCATTTTTTTGTTTGCTATATCTTTCTGCATGCCCTGCAAAAAGTATCTCGCCATCCTTAATTAAAGAAACAGATGCGTCATGAGATGTCTCATTTATGCCAAGTATAATCACTAGTAAATATACCTTTTATTTTTCATCTTCTTTTTATATTTTCTTTGCCAGATATACCATTTAATTTTTTTAATTATGCTCATTTAACAAGTATACCATTTGCTGGGGTGGCAGGCATCGATCCTGCGACATCCGAATTAACAGTTCGGCACTCTACCATCTGAGTTACACCCCACCACCCTCTTAGTTAGAGAGGATTGTCGCCACCTTTAAAGATGGACTGACTGAGTTAGCAGCAACAGCAGCAGTTGCTACTGAAGTTGAAAACTGAATAGAAGAACCCTGAATAAGGTTTTTAATTGTTGAAGTTTTATCTGGTGTTACAAGAGATGCAAGCATATCTACTTCACCAGTCTTATATGTTTTTCCATAAATGTATGAGCCAACAGATACTACCTCTGAAACGCATGCTGGAAAATCAATAGGCTTTGATGCAGTATTTCCTGCTGCTGCATATACCTGAATACCCTTTGAGTTTAGTGAAACAACAGAAGACTTAACTCGATCAAATCCTGTCTGCGGTGTATATGGTGCTGTGGCTGGTGGGAAACACTGACCTACCAACTTCGCAGTAGTGTTGTTAACAAACCTTGAAAAAGAAACAGAAGAAACATTAGATGGATTGCTGTTTACAAAATCAAGTGCGGAGATTAGACCAATTAAATTAACCTCTGAAGAGGTTCCCTTCTTGCTTACTGGAGCACCTTGAACTAAAACCAAAGTTGCTGTTGGATTTTGTTGACGAGCAACAAGTGCCATTTGAGTTCCATGATCCATAGTAGAATTTGTTTTATTGACACATCGATCTGATGCCACGCAAACAAACTCAACACTACCGCTGATCTGAGATAAATTAAATGCATTATCAATGATTACAACTCTTTCACCAACTGCTGCTTGTGATTGAACTGGGATTACTACTGAAAATAATACTGCTACTAGTGCTACGATCTTCTTCATTTTATTCCTTTTCTATTTACGATATCATCAATCTGATGACATGACAACATGGGTCGCCACCTGCGTCCCACTCTTCTAACTCTTCTTCACCCATATATTCGTATCCACCATCATGGGTATTGCAATAAGGAGGGGTTACCCAACCTCTATCAATGCCACTTGACAGCCAGATACCAAATTCTTGCTCTTCTGGAGATAAATCTTCGTGAATGTGATCCATATATAAAGTATACCCTTAAAGACTGACAACGTCAACTGGACCCATACAGGATGGGTTAAATTTAATTGCTGCAGTCACCGCTGAAACAACACGGTTTCTAGCATTTTTTTGTTTATCTGTTGCATACAGAACTCCAAAAGCATATTCTGCACCTGATCCCATAGCCAAATATGGAAGTGAGTATTTAGACAAAGACATATCTGCAGAACTGTGTTCGTAGATTTCTCCACGGACTGCGATAATCAAACCAAGATCTCCATCTTTGGATGTGTCAACCCAGAACTCATTATAAAATTCTTTAAGTTCTTTAATAAATTTTGTTTGCATAAACTTATCTGTATCTTTAATGTTGGGAGGGGTTGGCTTAAAGTTATAACGGATTCTTTCTCCGTCCATTGATCCTGCATACCCAATCAGATATGGACCAATCTTCCAAACTTTTGGAGCAGAAAGTGATAGAATCGTTCCATCATCTGATGCTCCACGATCTCCAGCCATGTAGATCTTATCTTCATGTTTTACTACAGCAATACAAGTCATGGCATAAAGCCCTCTCCAGATAGGTGATACTCAAGTATACCATTACCTAGAGAGGGCTGTCAACTACCGTCAATAATGACTAATTAGCCTTTTTGTCTACCGTCTTAAACGCATCATTGATCTCTGCCAATGTGAGTTTTCCATCGTCCAAAAAAGCCCTAGCCAGCCTTTCAACGACTGTTGCTACGCCTAATAGTCCTGCTAAGAATACTGCCTGCATAGTATCAATTCCTACTACTGCTCCTGCTCCTAGGACTGATAGTCCTGATGCTGCGAATACCGCAAGAATTCTCATCAAGATATTTGTTACTGCTTTTTGTGGGTGTTCTTTCTTTGGGGGTTCTACTATTTTTTTAGTTGCCATTTTATTTCTCCTTCCTTAGCGGGATTGTAATTAGCCAAATAATTGTTGTTGCCATTACAGCAATTCCAACAATATCTCTTGCTGATCCCGTCAAAGTTAACCATGCGATAAAGAATCCAAGGAGGGTAAATGCTTGTGCAATTACTTCCATGCCTGCGTCCTTAAGCCATGTGAAGAATCCCTTCACAACCTTTGTTATTATTTTCATTCTTACCTCCTCATCCCAATCATTACATTTGCAATCTGTGAAACAATGATTACTGGGATAATGACTTCTTGGGCCTTTTCTCTCTGATCATCTGTCATGTCCATACCTAATTCAGAGAAATTAGATAGGAGTTCTGTAACATCCACTTCAAATACTGCTCCAAATGGGTCTGCTAAGAATTCTTCTGTTTGCACTTCTGTTACTGCATCTGCTAATGTAAATGGCATTGGGGTTTCTCCTGCATCCCCTGCTCTATCTGAGAACTCAACAAATGCTTCTGCAAGTGCTGGGTTAGACTTCATCTGCTCAGCAATCTGTGCAACTTCTGACGGCTTAATACCAAGGTCTTCTGCAACTTCTACTTTTGCTTCTTGCGTCAATGCTTTGAGTGTTTGACTTACTGCTGTAATTTGTTCAGGGGAAAGAGTAACTAACTTATTATCCTTGCTTGTAAGGTTAGCAATAACTCCAGATAAATCTTCTGAAGTTCCAGTTCCCTTTTCAGGAATTAGGGCTGCTAATACTTCATCTTTGATTTCTACATCTGGTTCAGTCCAAGGATTATCTTCTGGCTCTGGATCTGGTC